GCGCAGGCGCGGCTGGATGGGGGCGGCGCATGATGGCGCTGAAATTCCCGCTATCGCTCACCGTGGCGGCGTGCATCACGTTTTTTACCTGCGGCTGGGCGGTGCGCGACTACTTTGTGCAGCGCGAACGCGCACAGCACCGGGCGATGCTGGCGGACATGCGGGCCAATGTCGAATACACCACCCGCCTGATTGAACACCTTGAACGGGCCTGGGCTGCCCGGATGGAGACCTTGCACCATGAGACCGAACAACAGTTATTGGAGGTGGCTGCCGCTGAGCGCCGCGCTGCTGATGAGCGCGTGCGCGACATCGCGGCGGCCTATGCCGCCCGTGATCGTGCCGCCGCCGCTGCTGCCGCCGTTACCGGCGAGTGCGCGCCAGCCGCCCCCGCCGCCGACGTGCTCGCCGAGCTGCTTGGAGACCTTGACGAGATGGCGCAAGGCTACGCGGCAGCGGCTGACCGGCGGCGCATTGCCGGATTAGCGTGCGAGGCCGCGTATGACGGGGTGCGGGCGCAGCAGATTGACGCGAGTGCCAGCACCCTCATCCGCCCCTTCGGGGCACCTTCTCCCAGCGGGAGAAGGGAACAGCAAGAGTGACTTCAATGAATTTTGACGAGCTCAATTTCGGCTTTGAGACGGTGCGCTGGCTGGTGGTGTCGGCGATTGGGGTGTATGCGTGGTTTATCGGCAGGCAAAGCGCCAGTGCGACGGAGTTTTTGGAGTTGCGCACGCGGATTGCGAAGCTGGAAGCGGAGATGCAGCAGATTCCCCGGCAGGCGGAGTTTCACGAACTGGCCTTGAAGTTTGAGCGCCTGGATGTGTCGGTGCGCGCGCTCACCCAGAACATGTCGGAAACGGGCCGCGCGGTGCGGCGGATTGAGGATTACCTGATGGAAGCGGCCAAACAGCGGGGTGGCAAATGAGCGGGCATGAAACGGGATACGCGCAATACCTGTTGGAAGACCAGCGCCTGTGCGTGCTGCGGCTGCTGGCGGATTTGCCGGGGTACACGGGCAATTCCAGCACCCTGCACTCGGCCTTGAAGGCGTGGGGCCACGTGCTCACGCGCGGGGAGGTGGTGCGGCAACTGCACTGGCTCGCCGGGCGCGCCCTGATCGAGGCCGAGACGATTACCGAAGATGTGCTGTTGGTGCGGCTTTTGGATCGCGGGCTGGATGTGGCGCAGGGCCTTGTCCGCCATCCGGGCATCAAGCCTGCGCGCCCGAAGGCGGTGTAGGGATGGGCCGCAAGTCCAAGGTGAGCAAGCTGCCGCCCGAGGTCAAGGCGCATATCCAGCGGTTATTGCGTGAAGACCGTCTGACATTGGATGCGATGCTGGCCGAGCTGCGGGCGCGGTTCCCGCAGCACCTGGGCGAGTTGCCGAGCCGGGCCGGATTGGGGCGCTACCACAAGCTCTATGACGAGGTGTCGAAGAGCCAGAAAAACATCCAGACCGCCGCGCAGATGCTGGTGGCGGAACTGGGCGAGGATTTTGACGACAAATCCGGCGCGCTGCTCTCGCAGGCGGTGACGACGCTGGCCATCAACGCGGTGGACAACGCGCTGGGCGAAGGCAATACCGATATCAAGGACATTCAGGCGCTGGCGCGGGCGGCGCGCAGCGTGCAGGAAGTGCGCAAGCTGAACCTCAATGAGCGCCAGGCGATTGCCAAAGAGGCGCGCGAAGCGCTGCTGCGCGAGCAGTCCGCGCGGGTGGATGCGGCGGTCAAATCCGGTGGCCTGACGGCGGCGCGGGCGGCGTTTGTGCGCGAGTTTATCGGGGGGCAGGCGCATGCGTGAGGCGGACGATACCCGGCGGATTGTGCGGCTGGAGGAACTCCCGGCCAGCGTACAGGCGGTCAAGACCGAGACCATGCAGACGCTGTTTGATGGCGGGGTGCTGATGGGCCATCAAATCGCGTGGCTGCACTTGAAGGCGCAGATCAAGCTGGCCGAGAAGGGGCGGCGCACGGGGATTACCTTTGCCGAGGCGCTGGACTCGACCATTACCGCCGCCAGCCAGAAGGCGGCGGGCGGGATGGACGTGTTCTATATGGGCGACACCAAGGAGAAGGGGCTGGAATTTATCGGCTATTGCGCAAGGTTCAGTCGCGTGCTGATGGCCGCGCAGGCGGGGGATGGGGTGTCGCAGGTCGAGGAGTTTTTGTTTGACGATCAGGACGATTCGGGCAATACCCGGCAGATTCAGGCGTACCGGATTCGCTATGCCAGTGGCTTCAAGATTGTGGCCCTGTCCAGCAACCCGGCCAATATCCGCGGGTTGCAGGGCAAGGTCATCATTGACGAGGCGGCGTTTCACAAGGACGTTGCAAAAGTGCTGGACGCGGCCACGGCGTTGCTCATCTGGGGCGGGCGGATCGTGATTGTCAGCACCCATAACGGGAAATCCAACGCCTTCAACCAGATGGCAAACGACATCCGCGAAGGCCGCTATGGGGACGATGCCAAAGTCATGCGCATCACCTTTGATGATGCGGTCGAGCACGGCCTGTACGAGCGCGTGTGCCTGATGCAGGGCACCGCGCCGACGGCGGAGGGCAAAGCCGCGTGGTACGGCAAGATCCGCGCCGCGTATGGCCCGAGGCAGGCGCAGATGCGCGAAGAACTCGATGCCATCCCGCGTGACGGCACCGGCGTGTGCGTGCCGGGGGTGTGGGTGGAAGAGGCGATGACACCTGATCGGCCTGTGCTGCGGCTGCTGCTCGGCGATGATTTTGTGCAGCAACCGGTGCGCAGGCGTGAAGGCTACGTGGACGAATGGATGCGCCTGCACCTTACCCCCGTGCTGGCGACGCTGGACAAAAGCCAGCGCCATTATCTGGGCATGGACTACGCCCGGCACCGGGATTTTTCCATTGTCTGCCCGGTGGGCATCACCCAAAGCCGGGAGCGCGCGGTGCCGTTTGTGGTCGAGATGCAGCGGGTCCCCGCGCGGCAACAGCAGCAAATCCTGAACGCCATCCTCCGCGCCTTGCCCAAATTCAGCGGCGCGGCGCTGGATGCCAGCGGCAACGGCGAGACCCTGGCCGAAGACACGGCGGATACGTTCGGACGCAGCCGGATTCACCAGATCAAGTTATCCCGCACCTGGTACGGCGCATGGATGCCCAAGCTGGTGCAGTTGTTTGAAGATGGCCAGATCACGATCCCGCGTGATGACAACCTCGCTCAGGACATCCGTGCAATCGAATTGGTGGACGGCATCCCGATGATTGCCAAGGCGCGCCGTCAGGACATGAAAGAGCCGGAACTGTACCGCCACGGCGATTTTGCCGGGGCGCTGGTGTTGGCGAATTACGCCGTGCTGGCGGTGGCCGGGGAGATTCCGCGCATTGCCAGCCGCCCGCGCCGGGCGCGCATCGATTTATTGCGGGGCTACGCATGACATTACTGCAACGATTGTTCAAACCGGCGAAGAAGAAGGCCACAGGCATTGCGCACATCGCCAGCCGCGCCCGGATGGGTGTCGGTAGCCTGCTCTCCAATCTGCCCAATCCCGACCCGATCCTGAAGGCCGCAGGCAAGGACGTGTCCAGCTACCGGGATTTGCTGGCCCTGCCGCGCATTGGCGGCAACGTGCGGCGCAGGAAAGCGGCGGTACTGGGGTTGCAGCGGGCACTGGTGCAGGGCGATGCCAGTGACCAGGTGCACGCCTTTATCGAAGACTGGCTGACGGACATTGACCTCGATGCCTTGTTGCGCGGATTGCTGGATGCGCCCTTGTATGGCTACCAGCCGGTGGAACTGGTGTGGCGGCCCGTGGGGCGGCACCTGATCCCGGTGGAGGTGTATGCAAAACCGCCGGAGTGGTTCAAATTCGACACAGACAGCCGCCTGCGGTTTATGGCGAAAGAGGCCGGGCAGGACGGCGAGCTGTGCGACCCGGCGCGGTTTGTGGTGGCGCGCCACGATGCGACGTGGATGAATCCTTACGGCCAGCCCGATCTGGCGATGTGCTACTGGCCGGGGAATTTCCTGCGCAGCGGGGTGAAATTCTGGGCGCAGTTTGTGGAGAAATACGGCACGCCGTGGGTGGTGGGCAAGAAACCGCGCGGCACCGATGACCGGGAAACCGAGGCATTGCTGGATGCCTTGATGCAGATGCGC